GTCAATTGTTGCCAAATTCGTGTACGCCACTTGAGGCGCTGGCTGAATACCCGATGCAGTAGACGGAGAAGACTGCGCGAGCACTGGATTGACCAGTTTCCACTTTACTTTGTAAGTGGGGGATGACGCGCTGCTAGCAACTTGAGAAACGGACAATTTGTTCTGACCTGCAGCGATCGCTTGAGTGCGATCGACGTAGTTCAGGACTTTGCCCGTCATTTCGGTTGGATAGTAAACGCGGTTGACAGGCGTTGTTGGGTTTGCATCTGTCAGTGTGATATTGGCGCGAATGCCCATGATATCGTTCCTTTAAGGAAGGTTGAGGTTAAGACGATCGTCGGTTGACAACCGTCAGGAGTAACGCTATAGCCGAAGCCGCATGCGTCAGGGATCGGGGATCTTTGAACCCCGGTACACTTGGGTAGGGAAATGTCGGAAACACAGTACGATTCATCGTAAAAGTTTTTCTAACATAAGAACCACCAAGTGAAAGCTTTTGCGTGTAGCCAGGCGCACTCGTATAGAATGAATTGGCACCGCTAGTCGCGAGCAAGTTGTAAGACCTACTCTCGGTTACGGTATTCGTACCAGAATGGAAATTTAATCCGACTGTCGCAGTTAGCGACCGAAGGTAGTCTCCTATCGGTATGAACCAGTCCACTACAAACGAGTATGGAATTAACTCCCACGCTACTTCTAGGGGGTTTAACACCCCAAAAGCAACAAAGGAAGGTACACCACCATTCGGAATCCTATAGAAGACCTTTAATTGCTGACGTTTCAAGAGTTTTTCTTCTCTCAAAATATCGGCTTTCACAGTTCCTCCGTAAGTTCCCCTGGATCTCTTCATCAATTCCACCGCATCCCTAACTAAGGCAACACGGACCACATCATTGTGATCAGTAGTTTGCTGTGCGAGGGCTTTGGCTTGTTGATGAATATCAAGCAGGAGTGGTTTCCAACCATAAGAATACGTGAGCCATTGCTTACTTACGAACTTGTCAAGTTCTTGAGACCGCATGCCCTTGTGCCGCTTCGGGTTTATTTTCCGATATTGTCTTGAGAATCGAGAAATCTCGCTTCTTGGGACCTTTTCGTATTTTACACCTAAAGATGCTAACGCACTCTTAAGACGTCCCTTTCTGATTCCCGTGAGGAAACCAGCTAGTGACGTGGCTGTTTTGGATATCATATCCGCAGTCTTGTTGATTTCAGCTAGAGAAACCAGAGTTGAAGCTTTTTGCTGACTCAGTTTTCCCAGTAGCTTTGTCGTCAGACCCGCTTCAAGGTCTGGACTGAGGATTTCGTCCACAACGCTTATTCCTTCTTTAACGATAGTGCGATGCCATATTCCCCTATAGTAATTAAACGGGTCCTTATAGTCGATATAGTAATCTAACTGATCACTCATCTCGACCGTAATTTTCGTGTAATTGTTCATGGGGAGGTAGAACTTCTTCACATAACGAAAGTTAGGTGTTGGCGTTGACGCAATAATGCACGCAGTACGATGTATCGGACTCAGACCTTCATAGATCTTACCGACTGTCTCTGTGCCTGTCTTCAGGTCAACCTGATAGGCATAGCACAGCGTACTTTCGGTTCGATCATAGGGTGTCTGAGGCATGATAATTTTCCTTTTGTGAATTAAACGGAACCAAGGTTTCCGCCCTTGTGGGCGGGGTGCGTTTCAAGCACCAGAATTTCCCCATTCACGCGTTATTTATGACTACCGTAAACAGTGCGAGGGCAGAAAAGACTTCCTGATAAGGATATTCGCCGTAATCGTCCATTTCTTTTAAATGGGCGAAAGCGCGACACTCCTGATTATTCAGTCCGATCCCATCTTCGTACAGTTGATAAGTAAAGTCACGGATAACAGGAACAACTTCAAGAAGGATTTCGCCTATCTCGAATTGTCCGCTATGCGGTTCTAAATTTTCATCAACAGAAACTACGGTTTTACCGCAGTAACTAA